ATGCTGAAGGTGAAAAGCCTGACCAGCAGGAACCGCAGGAAGAGGTTGTTGAGCAGGAGCAGGAACAGACTGAGCAGGTTGAGGAAACTCCGCGCTACCGGGTGAAAGCAGCCGGTGAGGAACGCGAAGTAACCTTGGATGAACTGATCAAGTCTTACCAGCTTGGCACGGATTACACGCAGAAAACCCAATCGCTAGCGGAACAGCGGAAGGCTCTGGAAACAGAGAGACAGGCTGTTGAGCAAGCGAAAGCTCTCCGAGACCAGTATGCAGAGCGTCTGCAAGCTATTCAGCAGGTGCTGGCAGAACAGTCAAAGGGAGAGAACCTTGAGGCACTGAAAGAATCTGATCCAATCGGATATGCAGTCAGAGTCGCAGAGCTACAGCAGCGCCGAGAGCAACTAGCAGCAGTCCAAGCAGAACAGCAACGAATTGCATTCCAGCAACAATCGGAGCATCAGCAGAGACTCGCGCAATTGGTTGCTGAGGAACAGCAGAAGCTGGCTCAAGCGATCCCTGAGTTTGCAGATCCACAGAAAGGTGAAACGGTTCGAGGCGAGATCAGGAACTACGCCAAACAACTCGGTTTCACGGATCAGGAGCTTGCCCAGGTTTACGATTCACGCGCTGTATTGACTCTCTGGAAGGCGGCGCAATACGACAAACTTCTGTCGCAGAAGCCGGGTGTCCAGAAGAAGGTTGCAGAAGCTCCGAAAGTGTTGAAACCGGGAACCAGTAGGCCGGTGAACACAGAGGAGATGGCAATCAGGGATCAGCGCAAAGTCCTGAAAAAGACCGGCAAAGCGCGAGACGCTGCTGCCATTTTTGAACGATTCCTGTAAGGATTATTGAAATGAGCACTTTTACCGCACACAGCGCAATCGGTATGCGCGAAGACCTGATTGATGTTATCTACGACATCAGTCCGACCGAAACCCCGATTTTGTCCACCTTGGCTCGCACCAAAGCGACTGCTGTTTATCACGAATGGCAAAGCGATTCGCTGGCTGCTGCTACGACTGCAAACGCTGCGGTTGAGGGCGCTGATGCTGTTGCTACTACGATCAGCCCGACTGTTCGTCTTGGAAACTATACGCAGATCGTTCAAAAGACGATCAGCATCTCCAACACGCTGGAAGCCGTTAACAAGGCTGGCCGGAAGTCGGAGAAGGCATATCAGCTTTCTAAGGCTGCGTCGGAACTGAAGCGCGACATGGAAACCATCATCACTGCCAACCAAGGGCAGACTGCTGGTTCGTCCACCACCGCTCGGAAACTCGGTGCAATTCTGTCCTGGCTGAAGACCAACACTTCCGCTGGTACGTCTGGCACTGATCCGACGACGATTGGTGTTTCGACTCGCTCGGATGGTGCTACCCGTACCTTCACCGAGACGATTCTGAAGGATGTTGTGGCCGAGGTGTTTGTTTCGGGTGGCAATCCGAAACTGCTGGTGGTCAACAGTGGTCTGAAGCAGAAGGTGTCGAGTTTCGCTGGTATCGCTGCACAGCGTTACATGGCCCCAGGCGACCAGCCGACGACCATCATCGGTGCTGCTGATGTCTACATGAGCGACTTTGGTACGCTGTCGGTCACCCCGGATCGCTTCATGCGGACTCGTGATGCGCTTCTGCTCGATCCTGAGTATGCTGCGATTGCGTATCTGCGTCCGTTTGCGACGAATGATCTGGCGAAGACCGGCGATGCTGAGAAGACCCAGCTTCTCGCTGAGTTCACGCTGGAGATGCGGAACGAGGCAGCTCATGGCATCGCAGCCGATTTGAACCCCGCGCTGTAATCAGTAATGACTGATGGGAGGGAGTGGGGAAACCTGCTCCCTCTTTTTGCATGAAAGACTTATTCAGTATCAGTGAGACTCGCTACACGGTAGCGACGTTGCAAGACGATCAAGTCATCCTGACCACTAAGCAGGATGTGTCTGAGATCGTGGAAGCAAACAAACAACAGGTCAACGCTGCAACCAAGAAGGTTGACAGTGTTATGACCCATGTTGCCAGGATTCCAAACACGGTGATTGATGTCCTCAACAAGATGGGCATCATGCGTGGATTCATGGTGACAGACGAAAAACGATTTAAGGCTTGGTTGAATGACCCTGACAACCGAGTCTGGAGGACTTACCCAGGAAGCGTGTAAGGAGGAGCATGAAGGTTGCAATCTGTGTCCCATGTCGGGACGAGGTGATGAGCGGATTCTGTTTTGACCTAGCAAGACTGGTCGGATACGAGGCAAAACGTGGTCAGAACGAAATACAACTGTTGCAGATGCCAGGAACGCTGATCTTCACTCAGCGGGAGAAACTGGCGCAGGAAGCTCTGGAATGGGGTGCAGACCAAGTTCTGTGGATTGACTCTGATCAGCGATTCCCTGCTGACACGCTGGAGATCCTCCAGGCGAGGCAAGTACCGATCTGCGGCGTTAACGCTACAACGCGCAGAGAGCCGATTCTGCCGACTGCGTTGAACCTTAAGATTGAGCGGGAGATGCTCAACGGCAAGCCAGGAGAGCCGAAACAGGTCTGGCACAAGGTTGAAAGCAGGGGTAAGAAGGGTGTTGAACAGGTGACCGCAGTGGGTTTTGCGGTTACACTTGTCAACAGGGAAGTGTTTGAGAAGATCCCTAGACCGTGGTTTGATGTCATCTGGACTGATCACGGCAATGTCATCGGTGAGGATGTTACATTCTGCGTCCGGTGCATGGAGAATGACATTCCGGTGTTTGTTGATCATGAACTGTCAATGCACATCGGACATATTGGCGTCAAGACCTTTGGATGGGATGACGTAAAACATGGCCCTAGCAACCTACAGCGACCTGCAAACAGCAGTCGCAAACTATCTCGCAAGAAGCGATCTCACTAACCAGATCCCTGACTTTATTCGGCTGGCTGAGATCCGTCTGCGGAGGCAGCTTCGTATCCGAGAGATGCTGAAGCTGTCTAGCACGACGATGACTGGTGGTGACAGCACTGTCGGTCTGCCAAGCGACTTCCTCCAGATGCGTAACCTGTATCTGGATGGCAATCCAGAGATCCCCATCGGATACCTGTCTCCTGCTTCGTTCACCAGGAATGCGCGGGTGACTGAGAGTGGTAAGCCTGTTGCCTACACCATCCTGTCAGAGGAGATGCAGTTTGCTCCTGTTGCGGATAGCAATTACACGCTTTGGATGTTGTATTACGCTGCGCCGACGTTTTTGAGTGATAGCACAAGCACGAACACATTTACGAGTGTTTGTCCCGATCTTCTGCTTTATGGTGCGCTGACAGAAGCAGAGCCATATCTGATGAATGATGCTCGATTGCAGACCTGGGCGGCAATGTTCCAACGGTCGATGCAGGATCTTACTGTGTCGGATGAGCAAGCAGAGTACAGCGGCAATCCGATGGTGATGACGGTTCAGAAGAGGTAAACATGGCTATTACGCAAGCACTTTGCACCAGTTTTAAGGGTGAGATCCTTGGTGGTACGCACGATCTCGACACTGATACGATCAAGATCGCGCTGTACACCTCTTCAGCGTCTCTGGATGCCGCTACAACGGTTTATAGCTCCACAAATGAGGTTGCCAATGGTAATGGGTACACCACTGGCGGGAACACGCTCACAGGTGCTGTAATCAGCACTAGCGGGACGACAGCAATCGTTGATTTTGCTGACAGCACTTGGTCTACTGCATCGTTCACTGCTAGAGGTGCGTTGATTTACAACAGCAGCAAGAGCAATCGAGCGATTGCGGTGTTGGACTTTGGTTCCGACAAGACCAGCACGAATGGCAACTTTGTTGTGCAGTTCCCGGTTGCTGATGCGTCTAATGCAATCATCAGGATTGCTTGAGGGTAAGTTATGCCGCTTGTCCTCAAAGATCGTGTAAAAGAAACCACGACCACCACCAGCACTGGTACTTACACGCTGGCAGGTGCTGTTACTGGCTATCAATCGTTTTCCGTTGTTGGTGATGGCAACACGACCTATTACACGGTCACTAATGGAACTGACTGGGAAGTTGGTATCGGGACATACACAGCGTCTGGCACGACTCTTAGCCGAGATACGATCCTTGAGTCCAGCAACGCTGGATCTGCTGTCAATTGGGGATCGGGTAGCAAAGATGTTTTTGTCACCTATCCGGCAGAGCGATCTGTTTATGTAGATGGGTCTAGTGTTGTGCCAGCAACATCTGCAACGCTTGCAATCGCAAACGGAGGCACAGGACAGTCTACTGCTAACGCTGCCATCAATGCACTACTACCAAACCAGACTAGCAACAGCGGGAAATTTCTAACTACCGATGGGACGAATACCTCATGGGCTACCGGTGGCTCCAGTGCAAACATTCAAGACTTCACTAGCGTTGGCACATCAAACTGGACTAAGCCAGCCGGGGCCAAAATGGTCTATGTGGTTGTGTTTGGTGGTGGTGGTGGTGGTGGTTCTGGTAGGAGGCGAGGCACTGCGAACGTAGCTACTACTGGTTGCGGTAGTGGTAGCGGTGGAGGTCCGGGTGGCCGAACTGATCTGTTCATTGCTGCATCACTGCTTGGATCAACAGAGACTGTGACGGTTGGTGGAGGCGGGACAGGCGGCGCAGCCAGAACCACTGACGACACAAGTGGTCAATCAGGAAATCCTGGGAATAACTCAAGTTTTGGTAGTTGGGTTGTAGCCAGAA